CTTTTGTTGATCAAGTAACAGAAGATTATCCTATCGTTGTTAGAATATGGGATAAAGGAAATCCTAGACGATTAACTGATGACGTTTATTATCAAATAGATCACCCTTATGTGAAGGGTCAAAGGACAAATCTTAATCATGCGGCTCAAACTGTACTTGTACATATGTACAAGAAGCATTATGAAAACCATAAAGTCATCTCAGAAAAAAATTATGACAAATTGATAAAGCACTTGGAATCAATAGGCTGGAAAGTGATTATTGCTGAGACGCTACATCATACACAACTAACTGAAATTCATCAGCAAAATATTCTTGATACAACTATTCATCCGAGCCCAGGTTTAGAGTTTGATGCATATGATCCATTTGTAATGACACAATCAAATAGACCTCCATCTTATTGGAACAAATTAATTAAAGATCAACTAGAATCTTGTACATTCGTGTTAGCTAGTGAAGGTGGAATATCTCATTTAGCTCGATTGATGGGAGTTCCTCAACTTGTTTGGTATCAAAAAGGTAATGCACCAAGTTATATTGAACATATGAATTGGAACGGTGATACATATCAACAAATTGATGGCCGTTCTGTAGACAACATAGATACATTTCAAGCTAAAATGGATCATGTATTAGATCATGCGTATGGTTAAATGAAAAACATTCTAATTACAGGTCATAAAGGTTATATTGGTCAAAATTTGTGGACTTATCTATCTGGAGATCCAGATATTAAATTATTCGGTCTAGATTTTCCAGACGATATAACCCAACTCTCTCGTTCAGATTTTCCCGATGTTGATAGAGTTATACATCTTGCAGCTTATGCTGGCGTCCGGAACTCCATAAACGATCCTCACAAATATTTCGAAAATAATATTAGATGTGCCGCAACCATATTTAAACAATATCGGCATTGTCCAATTTTACACGCTTCATCGTCTAGTGTAAAAGAGTTGAAGTCTCCATACTCAATGACTAAATACGCTATAGAGTTAATGACTAAAACTGCCATTAACATGAGATTTCATACAGTGTGGGGTGGTGTTGGATATCGTAAAGATATGTTGTATGGCTTAGCATTAGAAGATAAGCTGACATTTGTTACTAGTCAAAAACGAGATTATACACGAGTAGAAGATGTTTGTAGCGCCATAAAACTCATACTAGATAATTGGTGGGATTTGCGTGGTCAATGTATAGATATAGGATATGGTCATCCGATTTCTAATGTAGAATTCTTAGGAAATCTTTCTTATTCCAAAGAGTCGTTATATAAATTGCCTGTGATAAAGAATATAGAAGGTGTACCAGAAAGTGATGAGACGTGTGCAGATCCATCTCTTCTATATTCATTAGGTTGGGAGCCACAATATGGACCAAGTTAAAAATCCAGTAATAGAAATTAAGAATAATAATATTGTAGTTAATGGCAAAGAATTTGAACGTCATGAACTATTAGAATGTAAATTATACCTACAACAAATAGGTAGTGAAGAAGCATTGTTTTATCCTGAAGATGATGAAGAGAGAGATCAACTGCATAATATTATTATAGAAATGGGTGAAACAACTCCAGAAGTAATTGATAATAATATTAACTCGTATTATATAAATTAAAATGTGGTTAAAATTAAAACGCAAATGGAATGATTTTTATTGGACTTGGAGGCTTCGTATAAAGCATAAGTTCAAAAAACAATCTGAACTTGATGGCGATCCATTCATTTATGACTAGAATATTAATTGAAGGTGAAGATCACAATTGGCAAGAACATCTACTTAGACAAGTTGTAGAAGAGCATGGATATGATGTAGACGTTTTGCTGGTATACGGTGATGGAGGATTTCATATAGGATTTAATAAGGATAAAGTTTATCCTGAAGATCATGTACAAGTGCCTATCGTTATGGATATTTTGAACGACATAGTTAAAACATCAAAAGAATTTCATGAAGCAGATTGGTCTCTTTTTATACGATCATTACCTATGTATGAAAAGGTATTTACAACATTCAAAGCATATCATAAATTTAATCTTATGATTGATCAATGGAAGAATGAAGATAGCTATATTAGGATGTAGTCATTCATCGGGGTTTGTTTCTGTGAATGGTGTTAATCCTGAAGGGGGATGGGTACCAAAGTTAGCACAACTGTATCCAGAGCATAATTTTTATGTATATGCATGCGCCGGATATGGTTATATGTTGATGCAGCATGGAATACGAGATGCATACCTTAAAGGGTGTGATATGGTTTTGATTCAGCAAACAACACCACGTGAAATTATTCCTTTATGTGATAGTCATGTACACGGAGCTTTCAAAGAAGGCCCTGATGGTAAAAAATCAATACAAAATGAATTTGCTTTTCGTCAAATACAGTTACGTACACCAAATGTTTTGCGTTTGTTTCCCTATGGTCATGCTGTACATGTTAAACACTCTTTTGCTGATCCAAAGATAAATCGGTCTCAATGGTTTGAAAAAAGATTTTCATTGGATGAAAGGCTAGACATGTATGTGCCGATGCGCATGTATAGTGCAAATCAAAAATGTTGTTCTTATAATTGTTCTACTGATAAGTGGTTTACAGAACGTAAAATGATGCAGGAGAATGATTTGTGGCATGAGATAGGTCATCCTGATGATATTGAAGTTGATGAAGCACATAATGTTTTAGGTATTAATGCTCCAAACATGCCTTATAAACGAGAGGTTGCAAAAAATGTTACTTCTTATGGTTCTCATTTGTTAGCTTATATTTTATGCAAAGGTCAAAAAGAGTTTACTGTATATTTAAATGAGCGTTTTCAACAAATGTATATTTCTCAACTTAGAATAAAACCCATGCTAAAGAAAATTTTTAAGCATGTTTTTCAATTTCCAGTTGTATGTCATAGAGTAGCTTCTGCTGACTTTAGTCCTGATGTAACAAAGATGTTTGAAAAAGAATGGGGAACACTATTCGACTGGGACATAAGTGTTGCATGCAAACTGATTGAAGAAGAATCAGCAAGAAGTAATGTATCTTTTACAGTGGCTAGTAGAATATTTCAAGATATATGGTCTAGTAATTTAGGACATCTAAGTGATGATATGTATGTTTCTATGTTACAAAATTACTTGTTAAAAAATAAAAACTTTGCGAATGTTTTAGATAGTTGACTAATCCGAACATATCTGATATAATAATTCCATACAAATGAGGTTTAATGGAAATACAAATACCGATTACTGAATTACGAAAGAAAAAGATTTTTGTTGCAACACCAATGTATGGTGGAATGTGTTCAGGGATGTACACTAAGGCATCATGTGATCTTGCAACGTTAGCAACCAAGTATCAAGTTGATCTTAAATTCTTTTATCTGTTTAATGAATCGTTAGTCACTCGAGCAAGAAATTATTGCGTTGATGAATTCTTACGTAGTGATTATACTCATCTAATGTTTATAGATTCTGATATTTGTTTTGATCCGAACTATGTTTTTACATTGGCGGCTTTATGTGATGAAACGAAACCAATTATTGGTGGTCCTTATCCTAAAAAAGTCATTGCATGGGAAAAGGTTCGTAACGCAGTTGACAAGGGATTGGCAGACGAAGATCCAACTCTGTTAGATAAATTTACAGGTGATTTTGTTTTTAATCCAACTGGTGGAGCACAACAAATTAACTTACAAGAACCTACTGAGGTACTAGAAATAGGTACTGGTTTTATGATGATAGCGCGTTCTGTTTTTGAAAAATTCAGAGAAGAATATCCTCAATTTAAATACAAACCAGACCATAACCGATCAGAACATTTTGACGGCGCTCGTTATATTCATGCTTACTTTGACACTGTTATTGATAATGATGGATGGTTAGGGAAAGGCAAATCAAACGGTAGTGATCGATATCTGTCTGAGGATTACATGTTTTGTCAATTAGTACAAAAGATTGGCATTGCAACATGGCTATGTCCTTGGATGAAACTTCAACACGTTGGTACATATATTTTTGGTGGTACGTTGGCTGATCTTGGAGCGTTGCAGTATGCTGCTCATGGGGTTGACAATTCGCGACCATTTTTAAACCAAGCATTAAATAAGTCTATTCAACCAAAGAATAGAAAAGAAAGACGTGCAGATTCACGTAAAGGAAAATCCAAAAAAGGAAAAAGAAAATGATTGTCTCATCTAAAACTATAGATGTATTGAGAAATTTTGCTGAAATTAATCAGAGTTTGTTGTTTAAACAAGGTAAAATTTTAAAGACTATAAGTGAACAAACAAATGTCATGGCAAAGACCACGGTTGACGAAGAATTTCCTATGGATTTTGCTATCTATGACTTAAATAAATTTTTGGGTGTGTTATCTCTATTTGCAGACCCACAATTAACTTTCCACGATGATGGTACATCTGTAAGTATTCAAGCAGGTCGAGATGCTAATAATTTTGTTGCTGGTGATCAAGTAGCAGAATATCAATTTGCATCGAAATCATTATTTGAAGATGAAGAGAAGATATTGGCTAAGGAGGTAGAGCTTCCGACGGTTGATGCTGAATTTGAATTAGAAGCAAAATATTTACAGTCTATTCTCAGAGCAGCTTCAATTATGTCATTACCTGAAATTGCTGTCCAAGGTAATAACGGTATGATGCAAATGAAGGCTGTTGATAGTAAGGCCGGCATTGACAGTTTTTCAGTCAATATTGGAAACACAGAGAAAGATTTTAATTTATTGTTTAAAATTGAAAACTTTAAAATGATGCTTGGTAGTTACGACGTTGCTATTAGTGAACAAGGTATAGGGTATTTTAAAAATAAAGATATCGCACTAGAGTACTGGATTGCATTAGAAAAATAATCATAACATGAGAGTTAAATTTGGAAAATTTATTATGGGTAGAGAGGTATAGACCTCAAACTGTCAGTGATTGCATTTTACCAGATTATCTTAAAGTTCCATTTCAAAATTACGTAGACAAGCAACAAATTCCAAACTTACTTTTATGTGGTGGGCCTGGTATGGGCAAAACCACCATTGCGAAAGCAATGTGTAAGGAGATTGGTCTTGATTATATTGTTATAAATGGTTCACAAGAATCTGGTATTGATCTTCTTAGAGTAAAATTAGAGAATTATTGTAGTAGTGTATCTTTAAGAGGAGGACGAAAAGTAGTAATTCTTGATGAGGGTGATTATTTAAATCCTCAATCAACACAGCCCGCAATGAGAGGGTTTATTGAACGATATGCTGAGAACGCTTCGTTTATTATTACGGCTAATTATCTCAATCGTATTATTGATCCTATTCATTCACGTTGTTCAGTAGTTGATTTTAGAATTAATAAAAAAGAACGACCTGCAATAGCTCAGCAGTTCTTAGGTCGCATTACAAAGATTTTAGATGAAAATAATGTTAAGTATAATGAAAAAGTAATAATTGAAGTTATATTAAGATATTTTCCTGACTTCAGAAGAATCATTAATGAGTTTCAAAAGTATAGTGCAGCTGGTAACATAGACGTTGGCATATTTGATCAATTTTCTGATACAAATTTTAAAGCTCTTATTCAAGGATTAAAAGACAAAAAGTTTCAACAGATACGTAAGTGGGTTGCAGATAATTCAGACAATGATCCTAAATTGATTTATAGAAAAATATATGATAACATTAGTGAATATGTTAAACCACAATCTCTTCCAGGTGCTATTTTGTTACTTGCTGATTATCAATATAAATCTGCTTTTGTAGCAGATCAAGAGATTAATCTCACAGCTTGTTTAATAGAGCTGATGGTAGACTGTGATTGGTCATGAGTCCATTCGAATTTGTTAAGTCCATTAATTATAAGAAAAATGATTTATTAGCTGATGATGAAGATGGACAAATTGAACGAGAATATGTTTCATATATAGTTAATAGGTCGTTAAGTTACACAAGTGATACTGTATTACATGCGAATGAATGCAATAGAAGACCCTTTTTAGATAAGAAGCTCCAATATCACTATCTCCTAAATAGTGTTAGGCCCAAAAACCGATTCGGAAAGTGGCTTAAAACTGATGTGGAAGAGAAGATCGAGGTGATCAAGCAATATTATGGTTATAGCAACGAAAAAGCCAGCCAAGTAGCCCCCATCTTTTCCGATAATGATATTAAATCCCTCAAAGCGCATATGAGTCGAGGAGGATTAAAGGAGTGAAGTGGATTCTATTGTCGATAGTTTACTAGAGATTGAGCTAAAAGACCCTGATGATTTTTTGAAAATTAAAGAGACGTTAACACGTATTGGTGTTGCATCTAAAAAGAAGTCAATATTATATCAGTCGTGTCATATCCTACACAAACAAGCCAGATATTATATTGTACATTTTAAAGAACTTTTTCTTTTAGATGGCAAACCATCAGACTTCTCTGAGAATGACAAAGCACGCAGAAATACTATAGCTCAATTATTACAAGAGTGGAATTTGTTAAAAATAACTGATGAAAGTCAGATGGAAGAACAATTTGTTCCTCTAAACCAATTAAAAATTCTTACGTTCAAGGAGAAGGAAGATTGGGAATTGATACAAAAATATAACTTGGGCAATAAGGGAAAAGGGAATGAGTGATTTGAAAGTTTTTAGAATGTTTGATGATGTTACATTACCAATATTCGGCAGTACAGGTTCAGCCTGTTTCGATTTATGTGCTTATATTGATCCGAGTCATGGAATAAGAGCATGGACCGATGCCGGTTCAAAAGAAATACCAAAACAAATTAGAGACCCAGAACGTAGAGTGATTATGTATCCAAATGAACGGATAATGGTTCCTACTGGTCTCGTTTTTGATATACCCGAACATCATTCTGTGCGGTTACATGCACGGTCAGGCAATGCCTTTAAGAAAGGGTTGACACTGGCTAATTGTGAAGGTATAATAGATAGTGATTATGTAGAAGAAGTGATGTGTATGATGCATAACATTTCGGATATGAATATCGCCATAAATAATGGTGATAGATTGTGTCAGGGTGAGTTGGTCGAAGATTTGACCTACACAATTAAGGAAGCAAAAAATCGACCGAAAACCAAAACAGACCGAACTGGTGGTTTTGGTTCAACAGGAGAGTAATATGAAATCTCGCTACAAGCTCTTAGTAAGAGGAGTAGGGGATTATTCTGAAGATTCTCTATGGCGACTCAATTGGGTCGTCTTTAAACACCGTCTCGAACACTTGCTCAAAGGAGAAGGGTTCAGAGACTAAATTATAACATTCTTGCTTATTAAAGGAGAATTATGGTTACTAGAACTTTTACAGCCTCTAATCTTTCTGAATTCATTGACGCCTTTCAACCCTTTTCGGTTGGAATGGATAGTCTGTTACGAGATATGTACAATTTCAACACTCGTAATAATAACACACCAGGCGGATATCCCCCGTACAATATTATAACCGTCGATGAAGATCATTTCATGATTGAAATGGCAATTGCTGGTTTTGCTGAGGATGAAATCACAGTCACTCAAAAAGAGGAAGACTTGATGATCCAAGGAGCACCATCTGGTAAGAAAACAGAAGAAGATACATATCTTCATAAGGGAATCGCAAACCGTTCCTTCACACGTAGATTCAAACTTGGACAGCATGTCAAAGTATCGAACTGCAGTTTAGAAAATGGTATGCTCTTTATTAATTTGGAAAAGGATATTCCAGAAGAAGAGAAACCGAGAGTGATTCCAATTAATTAATAATTAGAGGGGGCGCCAAGCCCCCTTTTTGAATAAGGATATACATGTTGGATCGGGAAGAAGATGTTCGTCTTGCCAAAAATTTCACATTAAACGAATTAGTAAAAAGCTCCACAGCAGATAGAATGGGAGTAGATAATTGGCCAACAGATGATACTCATCTGGTCAATTTAACGAATGTCGCAAATCATATTTTACAACCAGTTAGAGATCAATGGGGAGTTGTTAGAATTAATTCTGGATATAGAAGTCCAAAATTAAATACAGCTGTTGGAGGTTCTAAGACTAGTCAACACTGTCATGGTGAAGCGGCTGATTTTGAATGTTCTAAGATAGGGAATTATAAATTGGCAAAATGGGTTTCTGAAAATTTAGAATTTGATCAACTTATTTTAGAATTTTATACATCAGGTCAACCATCTTCTGGATGGGTTCATTGTTCGTATAAATCAGATGGTAATAACCGTAGTAAAATTATGACCGCATTGAGGGTAAATGGAAAAACTCAATATAAAACAGGCCTTATTAAGTAAAGAACAGAAATTCTGGGTTAAGATCAATTCATTTCTTTTGCGCTTAAAAAATCTCGTTGACAAACGTTTGCAAATCATCTATAATAATCTTATTAGCTTAGAGAACAAATCTAATAAAGATACATGAAATTTTATACCAGCGTAGAGATGATCGGCAATAGCATTCTCGAACGAGGCTTTGAGGATGGTAAACGATATCAAGATAGAGTTCAATACCAACCAACCTTATATGTACCTACCAATAAAAAAAGTAAATATAAAACTTTAGATGGGCGTAATCTAGCTACGGTTAAGCCTGGTTTAATTAAAGATAGTAGAGAATTTATTCGTGAATACCAAGGTGTCGAAGGAATGGATATTCATGGTAATACAAACTATCCTTATGTTTATATTTCAGAACAACATCCTCAGACTCCATTAGATTACGACTACTCACAAATTTTAGTTGCAAATATTGATATAGAGACTGGCTCAGATCATGGTTTTCCTAATCCTGCAACGGCTCAAGAAGAAGTGATTGCTATTACTATTTGTGTTAATGATACGTATGTTACTTGGGGTTGTGGTGATTATGAAAATAGTAAACCAAATGTTCGTTATGTTAAATGTGGAAGTGAGCAAGAGCTGCTCATGGATTTCCTTAACGAATGGCAAAAGATTGGACCAGATATTGTAACCGGTTGGAATATACAGTTCTTTGATATTCCTTATTTGGTTAATCGTATTGATAGAGTTCTAGGTGACAAATATACTAAGTTGTTATCACCTTGGAAGATTGTTGATCGAAGAACCGTTACTATGAGATTTCAAGGTAATAGAGATGTTACATTATATGGATTGATAGGAATTGCAACTCTTGATTATTTGGATCTGTATAAAAAGTTTACTTATACTAATCAGGAGTCCTATCGTTTGGATTACATTGGTCATGTTGAATTAAATGAGAGAAAGATATCTTATGATGAATATTCTAGTTTACATGAGTTGTATAAACAAGATTATCAGAAGTTTATTGATTATAATATTAAAGACGTAGAGATAGTTCAACGACTTGAAGATAAGATGAAGTTAATTGAAATGGCTTGTGCTCTTGCTTATGACGCAAAAGTTAATTACGATAATATATTCACAAACGTACGAATGTGGGACACATTAATCTATAATAAACTTCGTCAAAGTAATATTATAGTTCCACCTAAAAAACAACAACATAAGGATAGAGCATATGTTGGTGCTCATGTTAAAGATCCTCAAATTGGTATGCATAAGTGGATGGTTAGTTTTGATTTAAATAGTCTATATCCACATTTAATAATGCAGTATAATGTATCACCTGATACAATTATTGATGGCGGTTTTATTTCTGGTACTATAGATGGTTTCTTAGACAAATCGGTAGATACTTCTCAAGCGCACGAAGAAAATTATAGTTTAGCTCCAAGCGGTCAATTGTTTCGAAAAGATATCAAAGGATTTTTTCCACAAATGATGCAAGAACGGTATGATAATCGCGTTGTTTATAAAAAGAAGATGTTGGCGGCAAGAAAAAAGTTAGAAAAAACTACTGATAAGGTGGAGAAGTGGTCATTAGAAAAAGAAATATCTAAGTTTAACAATCTACAAATGGCCATGAAGATTTCGTTGAATAGTGCTTATGGTGCGATGGGTAATCAGTACTTTAGATTTTATGATATGAGAATTGCTGAAGCAATTACTTTGGGTGGTCAATTAGCAATTAGGTGGGCTGAGAAGGCAGTTAACAAACATCTTAACAAGGTTCTTAAAACAGAAGAACTTGATTACGTTGTAGCATCAGACACAGATTCGTTGTATATTACTTTAGATAGATTGGTTCAGAAGATTTTTCCAGATCAATCAGATACTGAAAAGATTATTAATTTTTTAGACAAGGTATGTGAGGAAGATTTACAAAAAGTTATAGACCAGGCATATTATGAATTATGTAAGTATATGAATGGCTATGAGCAAAAGATGATCATGAAAAGAGAGAATATAGCAGACAAAGGAATTTGGACTGGTAAGAAACATTATCTCTTAAATGTACATGACAGTGAAGGTGTACGTTATGCTAAACCTAAGTTAAAAATAATGGGTATTGAAGCTATTAAATCTTCGACACCAACCTCATGTCGGTCTAAGTTAAAAGAGGCCTTTAATTTGATAATGACACGTGATGAACAAACGATACAGGAATTTATTAAAGATTTTGAAATTGAGTTTAAAAATAGTCCTGTAGAAGATATAGCTTTTCCTAGATCAGTAAAAAATATTGAGAAGTACACATCGCCAACACACATCTATACAAAAGGTACACCTATACATGTAAAGGGTACGTTGTTACATAATTATTATCTTAAAGAAAAGAATTTGACAAACAAGTATCAGAAGATTCAGGAAGGTGAAAAGATTAAATTTGTATATTTGAAACAACCTAATCCTATTAGAGATTCTGTTATCGCTATGATGAATGGATTGCCAAAAGAATTGGGACTTGACGAATACATCGATTATGATATACAATTTAGTAAGAGTTTTAAAGAACCATTAGCTGACATATTAAAGAAGATTGGATGGTCAGCAGAGAAGACAAGTACATTATTAAGTTTTTTTAAATAAGGAGTTGAATGAGTTATTTTTCTGATATGACAAAAGTCGCTGGTAACGTATACGGTGGCTTAGTGAGTGAAGGAGTGGAAACGGGTGACGTTAGTTCATTTGTTGATACTGGTAGTTATATTTTAAATGCGTTATTATCTGGAGATATACATGGTGGATTACCTGCTAATAAAATTACAGCTTTTGCAGGAGAAAGTGCAACAGGCAAGACTTTTTTTGTTTTGGGTTGCGTCAGACAGTTTTTGGCAGATAATCCTACTGGTGGGGTTGTATTTTTTGAGTCTGAGTCAGCTTTAACAAAAGATATGGTTGAAATTCGAGGAATAGATTCGAAGCGTATGCTTATATTACCAGTAGCAACAGTTCAAGAATTTAGAACACAGGCGGTAAGAATTCTCGATAAACATTTAGCAGAACCAGAAAACAGTAGACCGCCTATGATGATGTGTCTGGATTCTCTTGGCAATTTATCTACAACAAAAGAAGTTGAAGATACTGCAGAAGGTAAGGATACTCGCGACATGACGAGAGCACAATTAGTTCGAGGAGCATTTCGTATTCTAACCTTAAAAACTGGAAAGGCGAAAGTGCCTATGTTGGTTACAAATCATACTTATGAAGAAATGGGTATGTTTCCTGTGAAAAAGATGGGTGGTGGTATGGGTCTTCGTTATGCTGCAGATATTATTTGTTTTCTTTCTAAAAAGAAAGAGAAAGATGGCACTGAAGTGATTGGTAATATTATTCATGTGAAGAATGATAAGAATCGATTTACGAAAGAAAATAAAATGGTTGATGTTTTGTTGACATATGATAAAGGTTTAGAACGCTATTATGGTCTACTTGATTTAGCCGTTAAATACGGTATATTTAAATCTATTTCTACAAGGATTGAATTGCCAGATGGATCGAAAACTTTCGGGAAATCCATTAATAAGAACCCTGAGAAGTATTTTACTGACGATATCTTGAAACAGATTCAAGAAAATATTAAAACCGATTTTTGGTATGGTGGAACATTTGATGATGTAAAGGAGGAGGAAAATGTCAGCGACGTATGATAGATTTAATTTAGAAGAAGAAATTCAAAATGTTTGGCAAACAAAAGATGACTTGAATGCTATAACAGAAAGAATTTATGAGGATCTAGATGGCCCAATGACAGATGATGAAATTTCAAATGTTCTAATTGGTCTGAGTGAATTGCATGAAACGAGATGTAAAAAATTATGGAAAGTTTTTGAAACTATGGTTCATGAAAAATGCTTTGATAATCCACTATATCAGAATTTGGATTACAAAGGTAAGGTAATAGATGAGTCCTGAAGATATAGAACGGATTGGAAAATATTATAGTATAGTTCCTAATCCTAAAGATCCAGAATCTGGTACTTGTATTCGACTAGATGAAGGTTTATTTACAGATACTGTTATCAAGTTTGGTAAATTTGCACTTTCTAATCCTGAGAATGGAA